AGTGCTTCCCTTATTCATTTTTTCTATCTCGGTGGTCAGTTTGGAAGTAAGACTTCCCATGCGAGATGCTTTCTTTAGATTTGCGAATGACATATTCGTTGTATTAGGTGGATTGTAGTATTGTCACCAGAACATAGTATACATCAGTATTTATAATATGTCAAGAAGATCTTGACATATTTTTTTATGCCCATTTTCATCAGGATGACCCTTCTCTGCTTTAGTATAAGATCCTTTAGAAAATTTTATATCAACAGGCAAAGTCATATCATAATTACCAAACCATATTATACGATGAGGTACATCTCTTAGATGATTTCTAAGAATAGTATAGTACATCAACTCATCAACCTTACCATACTCATCCTGATAGATGTTTTTATAGTAATCATTCCAAACATCATAACTTCTCTCAGGTTCCCAAGGAGTATGACTGACTGCCTTCCACTTATTATCATCTTCAGAATAATACTCAGTCCTCTGTCTCTTAGTCATCTGTATGATAAACAAATCATACTGTGATACATCATGCTCCAATATGTTTCTAACAATTCTTCTATTACTACCTCCACGTTTAGCAATATTATATTCTTCTGCACCAAAATGATTGCAGAGTAATCTACTGTACCTACTAGTGTAATTGTCTTCTAGTTCATCACCCCAAGTAAATGAACAACCATCAAAGTAAATTTTCATTCTTCAAAATCTCCTGACAAATAATTTGATGACCTTCCTCATTAGGATGACTGTCATGCTTACTCCTTACTCTTGGTACGTTTCTTCCAATAATAAAATCAACTGGAACTTCTGGTTCTGCTTCAATAGATAAAATCACATGTGGTTTATCTTTGAGCATTCCTTTGAACAAGTTATAATATATCTTCTCTTCACTCCTGCCATAATCATCATTGTAAATCTCCCTATAATATGTCTCCCAATAGTCACGATCCTTCATGTATCTTTTATAGTTTGTATCAGCATCAGTTAAAGATTTATTTTTCCACTTGTCAACTTTATGTTGTATCTCTTTTGGATCTTCAAGTTTATCATTCTTTTCTGATCTACCCCAAAAGACTGAGCTGTTTTGTTTTCTATTATTGTACGGTGTTTCTACAACTTTACCATCTTTCATAGAATACATCTTACCTTGGTTACGAGATAGCATACCAAACTTTACTACCTTTGCCCAACTAACTCTCTGCCAATGCCCGTAGGAATAATACTCAGTCCTCTGTCTCTTAGTCATCTGCAACACAACCATATCATATTGTGATAGGTCATGCTCTAATAAATTCCTAGCAATTCTTCTGTTACTGCCACCACCTCTAGCAATATTATATTCTTCTGCATCAAAGTGATCACAAAGCAGTCTACTGTATCTACTCTTCAATCTATCCTTTAGTTCAGATCCATATGTAAATGAGCATCCGTCAAAGTAAATTTTCATGGATAATTTTCAATAAATCATTAGCGATCATTCTATGCCCTTCCTCATTAGGGTGTGCTCCACTCCTAACTCTAGGGTACTCATATTTATCAAGATAAAAATCATAATTCATTCTAGGTTTATCCTCCTGATACATAATACTTTTCTCACTTCTAGTAGTAAGAAATAGAAGAGGAACGTTGTTTACTGCACAATGATTCTTTATCATATTATATTGTATCTGTTCATATGTTTCACCATACTCAGGATGATATACATTTGTGTAATAGTATCTCCAAAAATCTACCATAGAATCATCCCAATGTTCATATCCCACTCTAGATTTATATTTCATTCCTTTATTCCTAAACCTCAACTTAGATCCAACACCTAAGAACTTTTTCTTATGACTATCATAGTATTCATTCCTACTTGGCACAGCAAACTGAATGATTGCCATACCAAACTCTGATATGTCATACTCATTTAACATCCTTCTTGTAGCACCCCAATTAGTTCCTGTCTCTCCACCAACAGCGAGAACTTCTTCAGCACCTATCTCATTACATATAAGAGTGCTAAACTTCTTTGTCTTATCTTCTATCTCTGCTCCCTTGATCCACGAGCATCCATCACAATATACTTTCATCGTGTAAACCAAAGAACAATGAGTCCAGGTATTATAATAAAGAACTGAGGAAGGAAGTTCAATACCAAAGCACGTTCACCTGTCTTAGTACCAACGTATACCCATCCAGCAGCACCAAACATCTGTAAGATACTATTCCAAGGAGTCCATCCCATCACATGAAAGACCATAGCAATAGGTATTATAGTAGCACTACACCATTTTACAACACTAAGTCTCATCTTTTGATTTGTATGCCCACTCCGTAGTGTGTCCCACACTCCACTTGTCTGAGTTCTCCACCATGTAATTCTGTGAGCAAACCTCAAAGTCTGGTGGTATAGTCTCATCAGAGATAAGACTTTGATCTTTCCATATAATTCTATTGTTAGGTTGCAATGCAAACTGTCCGTTGTCAAGTGCTATACAATTAAATGATTTGTGCTCTGGGTCATCTTGACTATAGTTTGTATTGAGTGTCGATGATTCTGAGTGACAGTTGTCAATTGTAAAACAATACTGTCCCTTGTGCATCTGTCTGTCCTTACCAAAGAACTCACACCTATTCAGCAATGGTTTCTCTATGACAGTCAAGTTGTAGTCAAAACAATCCCATATCTGTAGTGTGTCTAGTGGTAGCAGTTTGTCTGGATCATAGTCTGTCTTCCACACAAATGCACTGATAGGTAACTTGTCAAACAATGCACCATAGTCGTACAACAATGTCTCAAAGTACAACGCTTTATGTTGCACACTTTTGACCGAAATCCATGTGCCAGGTGTTGTCTCACCATGACCTCTCTTATGGTCGTATAAAAATTCTTTTCTCACATGCACCGAGTACGGTGGTAAATTATGTACTAGAAATGACATTAGTGTTTTAGTGTAGATTGCATGGTGTCGAGGGTTACCCTCATGTTTTTGAATATTGTACCAAGATCTGCATCACCAAATCCTAGTTCTTTAGATCCTCTCTCTAAATTTTTCTTCATTTGTTTTGCTTGTGGGTCATCAGATAATGACAACCTAGTCCACATCACTTGTTGTTTCTCTAACAGTTCCTTTACAGTCTCAATGTGCATCCATTTTGCTTCGTCACTCATCTGTGGAAACTGTGCAATAACTTTGTACAATTCCTTTTGAAGGTCAGTGATGTCCTCCATCTCACTGCGAACTGTTTCTGACTCGAAGAACTTACCCATACCTTTGCTTTACCCTCTTCAATAAGTGGTTACGATACTTATCTTTGTCAATATTTAGAAAGGGTAAGTACTTCCTTATCTTCAAACCAACTACCTTCCACACTGGATCATCTAGTTGTTTATCATAGTCCTTACAGTATGAAAATAGTTTCTCATAGATACACATCTCCTCTACACTAATCTTACCTGCAAGATGTTCCTTGAGTATGGGTGGGTGACCTTTAGATGCATCGAAGAACTCCTCATAGTCATACTCATCCATCATATCTTCTGAACTTTGTTTGAAATTGTAGAATAAACTTTGCTGTCTCTTCATCCACTCCCTGTATACTACCTCTCCTGTCTTTATCATGTTACCTATCCACACACCTTGTGGGTTGTCAGTTGCTACAAAGTTGGCAAGAAAGAAGTCACACACCTCATCATCTTTATACTTTCTTGATGTCTTCTCAAAGAAGTACCTATCCTTTCTTTTATAAAATGAATCTATCTTTGCTCTTGATCTACCACCATACTTATGGTAGTCATACTTCTCCTTAGTAAAATGGTTTTTGAATGCAAGATACTTTGTGTAGGTGTCAAACGGTGTCATAATGTGGAGGATTGATCATCTCAACGTGTTTCTTTTTCTTTGAATCTAATTGTTGTGCTGCAGTAAACCATTTAGGATTAGCAGAACACATGTCACAAATGTCACGAGGTTCTAAGACCTCTTGGAATGATGCTCTCAACTCATCTTCAGATGCACCAATGCTAGTTGGTTTGTATGCCAGATACTTTTGCCACTTAGGATCATCTAACTGACCTGTAACTGCTAGTGATTCTCTAAGGTAAGAGATCATAGGACACTTCCAGAGATGTCCATTGTATAGTTGTGAGTTGGGACAACTACAATGCTTGAAACTTTCTGTGATGTTATGATCTTCATAAGGATAGTATTTGATACCATCACTGTAATCATACTTGACTAGATCAAACCATACTCTTGGTTGACCATTGTCCATACGAAATGCTTCACTCAATTCAAAGGTGTTACCGTTTACATCAACACCTCTAGACTCAGCATACTTTACAAACTCATAAGCATTCTGCCAATTTTTGACTCCCTTCATTGTATACCATGGGAAATGGAATGTCAATCGAAAGACAACTCCTTTCAACATCTCGTCAACGATCCACTCCTTCTCCTGTAACAACCTTGAACCATTACTAAACAACTTTACCACACAAGGTTGTCCAGTACGTCTTGATAACTCTCTCACCCTTGCTGTCACCTCTCTGGTACGAGGTTCTAGTAGTGGTTCACCTCCTATGATACTAATATGACTCCAAACATATATCTTAGGCAACACCTCCTCTATATCAAGAAGCAGTTGATCTATATCTATCTTACTACTAGCACTTAGAAGACTACTGTTATGATTACAAGCACGACATGCTAAGTTACACCCATTGATAGTGTGTATACTTAGAAGTCTAGTAGTAGGTCTTCTCTTTTCTAATCTTTTTATCTCTTCTTCAGATACTTGTTGAAAATTATCTGTCCAAAATCCTTTTAGTTCTCTTATATACTCTACCTTATTTGACAATGAATCTATATTATATTCCCGTAAACATGCCTTTGCTAATTTACGTTCCTTCCATAGATTCATATCATAATGCTACAAACTTAGCTCGAGATGTTTTCTTTAAATAATTTAGTTCACTTGCATTACCTTTCAACTTCTCTTTCATTGGTTTACTAATAAGTTTACTTACAGATTCAATCTCTATACTATTCTGCTCACAGTAATGACAAATTGCTTCAATGTAATTCATACCAGAATTATCTTTGACTAGGTTCTCAATATCATTGGAGAACTTGTCCTGACATAGGAACTTGTTCTTCAGTACTGATCTCATCTCTGCTTTAGTTGCCATTAAGTTTGTCCTCTACAAATTTGTTGATGTATTCTACAAGTAGTTTCATATACTTCATTTTATCATACTCTTGGTAAACTGTCACTTCTCCGTTCTCACATGTCATAAGTATGACAAGTTTCTTGACAGGAATACCAGTCCTCTCATAAAACATACATGCATACGCTGCTGCCTGTACAAAGTAGTTCTCAATCCAGTCTCTTGGTTTAGGTTTAGCTGCTGTTTTGAAATCTATTATTGACAACTCACCATCATATTCTGCAATACAATCTACCGTACCTGCAACACCTAACTCGGTAGAATAAAGACTCTTTTCAAGAGCGTATATATTATTTAT